TCTCCATCTGAGTTAACAGCTCAGTGCCGTCACCTGGACGACTCTAGGACAAAATTGCACCGAACACTGTCGCAGTTCGGCAGCGGATGGTTATTTAGACGTCTCCCATTAGTCCTGCAGGATAGGAGAGAATCATTCGCCATCACCCTAGTCTGTTTCAACGTCAAAGGGCGCGTTCTTGGTGTGCCAGGTGAGATTCGAACTCACGTTGTCGCGGATTAAGAGCCCGCCGCTAAAACCACCTCAGCTACTGGCGCATTACTTAGAAGATACACTAGGGCACTTATCCGGTCTGGCCTAGACAACATAGTTTCGTCAGTAACTCAACTAGTGTATCATCAAAGTAATGGTGAACGGTCAGGGATTCGAACCCTGGTTGACGCGGATTAAAAGCCCGCCGCTAAACCACCTCAGCTAACCGTCCATTCCTGCTTCAACGCCATCTTGTCATTACGGCGTTCCGCCTTTTTAGATCTTCCATGCGCCCCTGCAGGACGTTTGGAAAGATGAAGGACGAAAGGATTTCGTGCCTTCGGAAGGTCCTTACGTTTAAGTTTCATTTCTATCTCCGTTCATTCATCATGCAATCTTTATGCATTATTCGTTTTATTACGTCAAGTGTTATTTTTGGTGGTGCCAGATGGACTCGAACCATCTCTTCGGGCTTATGAGACCCAAGTCCGCACCGTGCGGTGTCACCGTTATTGGCTGGGAGAGGTGGATTCGAACCACCGGCCTGCTGATTCAAAGTCAGTTATTCTACCGCTGAACTATCTCCCAAAACTCTTGTCTAGCTGTCACGGCTTTTTGCTAGACTTCCTACGACAGCAATTCATTTATTGCCTTACCGCACCATACGATGTGTGTAGGATAATTCAACTCTGTTTTCAGCTAGGGTCGTCATCCATGACTATCTGCTGCAGCAACCTGGGTCCGCGAAACCCAGCACGGAATCGAACCGTGAACCCTAGTTGAAAACAGAGTAATCTGTTTCCAGTCCATTATCGCTTTCGCTAGGACTCCAAGCTTAATTTTCAAAGAGCGCGGAAGATTGATGTTATCGCTTCGTTCCATTTTGTCAACATCATTTATTTCGTAAATTCTGTCAACCGTTTTTTCAAACAAAAACCCCGAGACCTTTTCTGGCTCGGGGTTCGGTTTCTTCGTTAGAAGATATGTGATCCTGTCGTTCACATACACCAAACCCCTCGAATGACCGCATTAAAGCGACCTTCCGGTTTAATTTGATTGAGTGTATAGTGCATCGACATGGAAAACATGAACCCTTGTTTGTATTACTTGTTAATGTATATATAACGAATTTTAGTTTGTCAAGACTTTTTTTGCAAATAATATTGAATTAATTTATAGTCGAGATCAGTTAGTTTTTCACTCCACGCCAAACCATATGCAGCGACCTTCTCGCTCACCCGCGCTAGATTGTTTGCAATCAAATCATTGGGGTGGGTCTTTGCCATCTGCGACATGCCAAAGGCGATGTTGTGAAGTTTCTTCGGATCAATGTTCAAGTTACGTTTCAATGCAATCTGCCTTGTTGTGTTTCATCATGTAGGTAATATCGAATATTATGGAAAATATGTCAACCACAAATTTCGATCATTCTTTCTTACGACCGATGTTATATTTTGCTACCAGTTCCCAGCCGTTCTTGTCTTTGTGCGGAAGGATCTTTATCTGGTTCATAGTCGCCCTAGGATCATCAATCTGCTTAGGTTCAACGACCTTAACAAGATCCCACTCTGATAGTAGATTGATGATAGTATTTCTTCTACCTTTATCTTCTTCAGAGAAATCTGTTGATTTACCATCAAGTGCAAATAGCTCTTTGAAGTGAACGATATAATATCTGCCTTGCTTATGTAGAATGTGGCAAGATTGATATAGTTTGTTTTCTTTCTTCGATGCAACACCGATGCGTGTTAATGTTTCTTTGATCTTCAGGAAATCTTGTTCTTCCCCGATTTTCACCTCAACGAGCGTATCAAGAACGTTCATTTTGTTACTCCACCCTTTTCTAATTTTTCTTTAATAATAGCAATTTGTTTCTTATCTAGAATAGAAAGAGCGGTTCGAGTTTTTGCATCATTATACTTGTAGTATTCTTTGACTGCTTGGAAATCCTCGTTCTTTTCAGGCTTAGGCCACTTCTCGTATCTTTTCCTAGATCTAATACTATTTATTAAATAATCATGTTGCATGACTTTGGGTAGATCATAGTAGAGGTTTAGTTCGTTCACATACAAGACGCAATCAACTGATAGTGACAGCGCCTTGTTAATCATATACGGTTCGTATTTTGCTTCGGTTTCTTCGTTGAATAAATTTTGTTTTCTGAATGAAACGTCATCAACAAAGCGGAAGAAATCAAATGGTTTCTCCGTCTTCTCCTCGGTCTCCGCTGATGGGGATTTCTTCGTCTTTGTCGTGTTCTTGACCATGTTGTTCAATCCTTCCTGCACACTTGTAGCAGATATTCATACTATAAATTGTAGGTTCATTATATTCATTCAATGCTTTATAATCCAATTTGTGTTTTTTCTTGAAACTATGTTTTTCACACAAACCACACTTGAACATCATTTGAATGCAACACTTCCTAGAATTTGCGCGAAACATGCAGCAAGATTCACTTCCTGGTTTGCGACGAATGCTGCCTTGTGTTGATACTCCGCGAGAATGATAATGAACGTAGGAAGGTCTTCCTTCACAATATGCTCGTTACCGACTTGATACAACTTAGTGAAGATTTCTTCAGGTTGAATATCAGGATTTTCACCAACCCACTTACGCAGCGCGGTGAAGTTACGTTCCTTGAACATCGGAATAATCTTCTCGACAGAATTGTCTGCGCGGTTCGCAAGGATGCCCGTATCAATAGCACCCGATGCAGAATAGCGTTGCAGTTCGTTCAGAACACGACGCCAGTCAGGAAAGTATTGTTTGATGACTTCAATGACTACAGGTTTTTCATACTTGACACCTTCTGCATCAAGAATCTTCATGATACGGATCATGAACTGTTTTGCGATCTCAGGACGATCTTCTTTACGCAAACGGAAATCAACCAATGAACAACGCGACTTCAAAGGTTCGATGATTTTGTTTTTGTAATTACAAGTAAGAATGAACCCGCAGTTAGACGACAGATCTTCCATGAAGTTACGAAGTGCAGGTTGCACAGATTGGGGGTTTAGGTAATCTGCTTCGTCAAGAATCAGATACTTTCGACCACCCGTCAAAGATACTGACGATGCAAAGTTTGCGATTTCATTACGCAAAGTGTCGATTTGACGACCTTCAAGCGATCCGTTGATGATCATATAGTCACAACCGAGTTGCTCAAGCATAGCACGAGCAACTGTTGTCTTACCCACACCCGCTGAACCTGCAAGCAACAGATTCGGAATGTTTTGTTGATCAACGAATGTCTGGAAAGTTTGCTTTAGTTGTTCAGGCAGAATAGTGTCTGCAATCGTATGTGGGCGATACTTCTCAACCCAAAGAAAATCAGTATTCATAATATATCTCCATCAAATGTTTGGTGCGGCAGTTACGCCGCACCTTGTCAATTAGTTTTCGAACTTACTTGCTTTCGCTTCAAGTGCAATCCAGTAATCAACATCAATGACTTGATTACCTTTGAAATGCGACAGTCCTTTAGATGTGATTTTGACTGTGTAATCTTGTGGAATCAATTTCAAGTTTTCTGCCTTGAACACCAAATGGAACTTCTTGTCAGTCGACCCGACCTTGATTCTGTAACTGTCACCGCTAGGATTCTTGCTGTCAGTTACCTGCAACCAAAGATCAGTGCGGTCACCTGCAACTGCAATCTCAGGCATACCCAACGCACCTAGTGCTCTTTGAATATCATTCAGATTGGCAGATGTCAAGGTGAAATCAACCTCAGGTGAAGGAAGATTGATTTGCTTAGCAGGATCTGGAGAGATGATCGTGCTTGCATCAGCGTAGCGATAATCGAGTTCACGATCACCACTGACGATACGCACCGACTTTTCATTGAACTCGAGATCAGGATTGTCAAACAAAGACATGACGCCGATGAAACGACTCAAGTCAAAGATTGCAAATTGACGCTCAAATGATTGATCAACCTTTGCTCTTGCAAGGATGCTTTTGGTGGGTGACACCGTAAACATAGTGTCACCCGGATGGAACAAAAGCGAAGGATTGATTGACGAGAAGTTCTTGAGAACAGAAAGCGTTTTAGGTTCGATTTTCATAACTGTCATAATATATTGCTCCTAATATCACTTAGATTTCTTTTGGCGTTGCTTGATCATTGCATCGCCGTCAGCAGTTGCAGACGCGCCAACCATTGCCAAATCCGCAAGCGAACCGCCGAATATATACGTTCCGACATGCTGCAGTTTGATCCACGGGCAGAGCCAATTGCGGAGTCCGATGTCTTGAACCTTCTGACAGAACCAATAGTCCTCAGACAGGTAACGCTTCGACTTTGGGTCGATCTCTGCTTGGAAGTATTGCATGATCTCGCGGGTGCCATCAAAGTGTTCCGTGCGGACATGGTCAGGACGATAGTTATATTGTGGGAATGCTTCGGCAAACTTGATCAGCGTGTTCTTGCGGATCATCATGAACCCAGTGCCTGATTCCATGACTTCAACGGGTTCACCGATAGGAATAGCACCTGCACCCGACTTCGGGTTGAACACATAGTCACCGACGAACTTTTCTAGGTTGTTAGGATCTTCGTCAGCGAAACCTTTGTCAACTGCGAGTTTGACCTTTTCCCATGAAATACACTTCTTAGGGTAAGGACCTGAAATAATGTCATAAGGCGATTCGTCATCTGCAAGCGCAAGCATTGCAATAACGTCTTGTGGGTTGAACCCGATGTCTGAGTCGATAAACATGAGGTGAGTTGCGTCGCTGCGGACAAATTCGTCACAGCAATAGTTACGAGCGCGGGTAATCAGCGACTCGTTGAATAGAAAATACATCTGCAAACCAATGCCGTAATGGGTGCATAATGCAGTCAGATCGGCAACAGAACGAGCAAACATACCCGCACACTGTCCGCCATACATAGGTGTCGCCAAGAAGAGTTTACGTTTACGAAGTTCTTCAACCGGGACTTTAATTTCAATGGCCATTATTATTTCCTTCAATTAAAAATTCTTTAGAGATAGTTTGTTCGGGTGCATGTTCTGAGTCATGCACATGTAGTTGTATTATAGCATAGTGAATGATTTTCATCAAGTCCTTTCTTGATTGCCCATCCTTTTTGCCGTAACGTTTCGCATACTTCATAATATTGCCGACATTAAAACCTGTTCCGTGTCCGGCGTCAATAATCATGTCAGTTGCTTGATACTTGCCAGAATAATGTTGTCCATAGGTTTTGTCAACATATTCTTTGATTTCTTTTAAGTATTCATCTTCGTCAAACTTATATTTCATTACTCACCAAAATAATAAGGGTTTTCTTTTGTATCAAATGTGAAATGCGGGTGTAATGCATTCTTGAACGGGTCGAACCCGAACACAGTATTGGGTTCGGTCGGGACAGAGCCTTCAAATTTTGTGGAAGAAATATTGCTTTTAGAGTCTATGAACATAGGACTGATTTCATTACGAAATAGTTTCAACCCATAACGACCATAATTGCTAGAATTATCATACCACAAACAAGAGAACGTCCCGTCAATATCGCTTAGCGAACCACCTATTGTCAGGTGATGCAGTAGTATATATGTGTCCCAAGTTGGGGTTAACTGATATTTTTCACGCAGACGTTCAACTTCTTTTTCTTTGATGATTCCATTATGCCATAGCAAATCACCTGAATCTCGAAAGATCGCGGGATGGATGCAATCGGCATTTTTATTGTCAGTTGTCGGCGCTTGCATATGAACTATGATGTAGTCGCCATCATCGTTGTCAATCGCATCATAGTTGATAGGACCAAAATTCTTTTGTGTGTAATACACACCATCTACAGATGCATAAGAGATAGAATGTGAATGTTGCCCTCTGTAGGTATTTAACTCACAGAGGGCAATCACCTTGTCCTTATCGAATGAACCGATAATTGAACACATTAATCTTGAACCTTTCCTAGTGCATACTTAAGCACGATGCCATACAGAGGTATGATAACAAGGTAACTGACGATCATCTTGAATACTAGATCAACGCTTGCGATATGGAACCAATTTTCTGCCATGAACGGGTCTGCAGAATTATAGAACGCAACACCGAAGAATGTGTAAGTGTCAATAATATTAGAAACAAACGTCGCAAGCACAGGTGCATACCACCAAGTTTTGAACGCTTCACGAATACGGTTGAACACTGAAACGTCAAGCAATTGACTGATAAGATATGCAGTGCCTGACGCGACACCGATACGCCAATCCGCCAACAATGTGCTGATTATGATTGCAGGAATGTAGGCAAGTCCTACGATCCATCTCGCATTGTATTTGTTTGAAAGTCGAACTGTGAGATCAGTTGCAAGGATAACTAACGGGAATGTAAACATTGCCCAAGTGAACGAGATGCCTGCAACTGTTACAGGAAACTGCACAAGATAGTTAGAGGTAGCGATGATCAACACATGGAACGCTAAAAGTTGCGCGACCAATGTTCTATTGATATTTTGTAGCATATTAACTCCAATCATTTCCAAGGAATATGTGTTTGATACTCAATCGGGTCTGCAATTCCTGCCTTCATGAAATTCTGAATACGCTCAGCACATGAAGGACATTTGCCACAAGAGCGTCCTCGCAGATCAGGATCGTAACAAGTCAAAGTATATTTCAACAAATGCACTTTGTCAAGTTCTTTGCATATCTCAATCTCATGATATTTTGATAGCATCGAAAACGGCGCCAAGATAGTAACTTTGTGTGTTCTGTTCTGTGCAGCAACAGCATTCATACTATCGACAAATTTCTGTGTCGTGTCCCAATAACCATATTCATCATGAACTTGTAAACCTGTGAACACATGTGAAGCGTCTGATGCTTCTGCCTGTGCCATAGTCAAAGACAACAAAATCATGTTACGGAAAGGAACATACGTCTTAGGTTGCGGATCACCTAGAACGTCTTTAATTGTAGGCATCGCAACATCAGTCCCGCCGATATTCGCGGAGATAGGTTTTGCGATTTCACCGAGGATGTTGAGATCAAGAATTTTATGACTGACGCCGAGGATTCCACACAGGACTTTAGCGCGTTGCAGTTCTTCTTTTTGTTTCTGCCCGTAGTCGTATGACAGAGCAACAACATTTTCTTTGCCATACTTTTGCACAAGCAACATCGTCATGACTGACGAATCCAAACCGCCCGAAAGGACGGCAAGAACCTTTTTATCTGTTTGAGGGAGATTATATAGAGCTACACTAAGATTCATATTATTGTCTCATTGTTTTGTTGACTAGGATTCCAGGAGTCATCAGTGCATACGAATGATTGATTAATGTGTCAATATCAGTTGCACGAACTGGGTTAATATCAATACCACCGCGTCTAGTATACAGACAACCGACTAGAAGTTTACGTGGTTGGAATTTATCGAGTAGACGTTTGTAGATACATTCACAAATTTCTTCATGGAAATGATTTTCCTTTCTCATAGAAACAATATACTGCAACATAGATTCGTATGTCGGCAGATTGTCACCTTCGATAGAAACGTAAACATCACCCCAGTCAGGTTGATTTGTTACACGGCAATTAGAACGCAGTGAAACAGATTTGAAGTTCATAATGACATTTTTGTTTTCATCATCGACTTGCAAAATGTCAGGATTTTCATTATACCACGGAAATGTCATATTGTCAACATCAACAATATCCTCGAGCAACGGATACGTTCCACGGAATGCGCTGTGAGGCACTAACGTGTTGAGATCTTGTTCAATAAACAGGTCAACTGATACAGTTGTTCCTAGTGCATTACTCAAATCTTCATGCATTTGACTTGTGGCATTATTGTATGCGTCAACAAAAGTCGCACCCATTTTCTGCATGTTATATGAGTTGAGATACAACTTTAGTGACTTAGATTCAACGATAAATTCTGAATCCGAACTGTAAATTATTTTAGCAACACAGTTTACTGGGAAACCATTGTCGAGCAGGAAAGACACTTCATATGCGTTCCATGTGTCATATCCAAACATTTGCGTTTCACTATCAATAGCGTAATGCGTTCTGTTTAACTGGCGCGGAATTGCAACCAATAGCGATGCGTCAACTTGATCTGGTGTGACATAAGGTTTGACAACTGATCCGTCACCTGCTTTGCCCAGGTGTTTAGACGCGATTTCTTCAATTTTATTCATGCAAAAAAGTCCTCAATACTAATCATATTTTCATCTCTACTGATACGTTTTGACCTGATCAATGTTCGGTTGTTACTCAACCATTCATCCATTTGATCCTCATTGGTGACACCTAGTAGACGATTTGTCGCAATCTCACTCAGATCAGAATTCTTAACTGCACCCAATTGGTGCCCTGATACTTTGTCGAGATTAGTGACGAAGTTGTGGATTTGGAAATAAGTATGTGCTGCGTTGCACAACATACCCGCTGCAATTTCGTTTGCATTGGGATTGGTCAACAATCTATTTTTGACTGTAGAGAATTTCCAATCACCCGTGCCGTCGCCAAATACCAATTCCATCCAACGATCTTCTGTCACCAACGGAGAAAACGTTTCATTGAAAAGATTATACACGTTACGGAAATGTTTGTCAACAGCAGGTGTTCTATACGAACCGATAGATTTGCATGTGCCATTGAGTTTCAACAATCCATACTGGAAAGTCGAAGTGTGTGAACTCGAGTCATACGATACACGTTCAAACTTATTCAGATACCCTGATTTCAATAGGTATAGAATAGGTCGCATTCTGCTAATAGAACCAACACCAAGAACGTGGAGGTGTCTCCGTATGTTCGGATGACAGAACTCAGAAATTCGTTTTGCTGCACGGAGCATTTCAATTGATTCCAATTCTCCGTTGCCGATGCAGGTATCAGCGATAGCCATGCCTCCGATGTTTTCATAGTCCTCGGGCTCCAATCTTGCAGTTACACCTTTAAAAAACTCAACCATATCGTCTGCTGAATTACCTTGAACGATGATGATCACTTTAGTTTTTGCGCTACCTTTTCTGAAATAAGTCGCTTGCGTTTTGACGTTCTCCCCCGTCGCATATGCACTTTCACCGAGACGTTCACTGTGGAAAATTTTGTTCCCGATATTAGAACGCTCATTGCGTGTTCTGGTCAATGACACAGACGACAGCGGAATAACGTCAAAGCACATCGCATAATCAGAATACGTTTGCGTTTTATAGATCTCATTCTTCATTTCAGGTGTGATTGATTTGCCTGCTGTGACAATCTGCAACCCACCCGAATCCGCATATACAGAATCTGCACTCAGGTTATTCAGACGTTGAAATTCACTGACATGATTCTTTTCTGTATATGCATTGTATAGAACAGAAACAAGCGGTTCAGTATTAACACATGTTTCTGCGATACTTGATTTCAACGACCGCATCAGAGACACGGTCGCTTCTTTGTAAACAGGAAACCAACTAGCATTGTGATCAGGAGTAAACACACCCATCATTCCACATGCCGAGATCACATAGTCAAGTTTTTTGTGATTATCTACCATTACTAAACTACCACCCATCATAAATAAAACGTCGATCACGGAGTACCAGTCCCACCGACTCTAACCTATATAGGAGGTCAGCATGACTATTTATCTTTATATCAAACAATGTTCTCATTGTAATCTGAAATATTTCGGAAAAACAATAAGAGATCCTCTCAAATATAAAGGATCTGGAAGACATTGGAAGAATCATCTGAAAAAACATAATTCATATCCTGTTAATTGTCAAGTTTTTTATTTTGACGGTATTGTTGAAGCAAGTGGTTTTGCAATAAATTTCTCTATTGAGAATGATATTGTGAAATCAAAAACATGGGCAAATGAAATAATTGAAACTGCATTAGATGGCGGCGCTATAGGAACTAAACAATCTAAAGAAACTATAGAAAAAAGAGTTTCAAAAAACAGAGGCAAAAAAAGGACACCTGCTCAAATATTAAACCTGAAAATTGCTGCTTGCAAAAGAGACAATACTAATGTGGGTAAAAATACCGCAAGAAAAATAAACACACCTCACGGAATTTTTACATCACTGACTGAAGCTTCAACACATTTGAAATGTTCAATAGCTTCAGTCAGTAAAAAAGTAAACAGTGAAAAATATATCGACTGGTATAAAATTACTTGATATGCATTTCTTGTAGTTTTATAGAATCGAAGAATTCTTTTTTCACATCAGGTTGATGGAACGCACCATGTAATACAGTCGTTTGCGTCAATGAAGAGTGTGCCATAATACCGCGATTTTCGCAGCATCCATGAGTAGCAGCGATATAAACACCAATGTCATCACTGCTAGTTGCTTTACGAATTTGGTTGGCGACTTCGTTGCACAGTTCTTCCTGCAAGGTTCCTCGTCTTGCACACCATTGTGCGATTCTACTGTATTTAGACAAACCGATGACTTTTTCACCTGGAATGACTCCGATATATGCAACACCCTTGACAGGTTGGTGATGATGTGAACAAAGAGATTTAATTTCAGAACGAACAACAAGCATACCTGTATATTTGTTGTAACCATCGTTAGGAAATGCTGCAACATCAGGTTGCGGTTCATATCGACCCGCCATGATTTCGTTGACATACATCTTTGCTAGACGTTTACCGGTCCCTTGTGAGTTCGGATCCTTTGCACGATCAATAATCAATGAATCCAGAACACTATTGAACTTATCAGTCAACTCCGCGATCAACATATCATGTTCTTCTGGATTAATATACTGTGAAATGTTGTCAGACGCAAAGTAGCGTCCGCCAGAAGTTTCGATACGATCTTTGATAACTTTAGAAATCATTCTAGGTTCCCCATGCGTTTTTGTAGAGCGGCACTTGAATGCGAGGACTGAATCTGAATCCATTGTCTCTGCAGAAATCTGCAACTGCACGCTCGTTCATAATGTAAGTGTTGTTTGTTCCGCCAACAGGCATCAAATAAACAGGCACATCGACACCGTAATCTTTGTATTCTGCTACTGCCTGATGCACGTCGTTAATGTCATCAATATTGGCAACAACAAATTTCAAATAGGTATCGCTTTTGCGGACAGTCATGTAGTTACTGACAACAGCAGGTTTGATTGCCTCATTCCATGCTTCACCAGAAACTGTCAACTTAGCAGATACCGACCATGTTACTTTAACATGATCTGAAAGGTTTGTCAAGTATTCATGGAAGTCAGAATGTAATGTCTGGGTTCCATTAGTTTCAAAGGTAATGTCAGTGAGACCCATCTTTCGGTTGATGATTTCGTCAATGAGAGACGGGAAAGATTTTTGCCACCCAAGTAGGGGTTCGCCGCCAGTGATGATGAGGTGCTGGTCACGACCGAACTTGTTGTCCGGGAGTAACCGCTGCATTTCGTCCACGATTGCTTCGACAGTGAGCATAGGGGAAAGGTGTTTGAATCTCGGGTCCCATGATGCATACGAGTCGCATCCTGTATTGACGAGAGGTAGTTGCTTGTAATCGCTGTAGTTGTCAGGATTGACGTTGAATCTCTCAACACTCTTTTCAAATCGGCGCATTCCAAATCCATCGCATGTGAAATTACATCCGAAAGTGCGGAGAAAAATTGATGGGACACCGATGTATTTTCCTTCACCTTGGAGAGAATAAAATAGCTCCGATACTTTAATTTTACTCACCGCGGTGACCCACTCTCATTGCCATATTTGCATCAGTTTCACGAACTTCGACTTTGCAACACCAAACTCTGCCACCCCAACCATAGGTGGGAAGGAACTGTTCATTGATGTAGTCATATAGGAAATCTGCGATACCTTCACACCCTGTCTTTTCAACTAGTGTGATTTTCGCAAGACCTTTCTTGCCTAGTTCGAGTAAATCTTCTTTCTTTGGATCATCTTCTGCAACTAGAAGTGTATGGTCAAACCAATCTTCAAGCATACCCTTGAGTGGTCTCAATCCTCCGAAGTCGACCACCCAATTGCGGGCATCGAGTGTATCAGATTCAAATTCTAAATGGAATGAAAGTGCATAACCGTGGATCAGGTTACAATGACTGTCAGCACGCCATTGGCGGTATGCTACAGGACCAATTTGCTTATAGGTTTTTGTTGAGACGTATCTTGCCATGGTTTTCCTCCTACATGGGCATTGTTATTAAGTATTAGTTGAGGTTTCGGTTTATTTAGCGAAGTTAAAAGTTTTTTCTGATCTTTAAACGCTTTTTCTCTGTGATAAAGTGACGCACGTTGCGTAAACAGCACACCTTCAAGATAATCCATTTGATGCTGGAAAATACGAGAAGTCAATCCATCATAAATTTCAGTCACTGTTTCACCATTGGGCATAGTGTAACGAACTTTGATTTTCTTAGGTCGTTTGATTTTAACAGATAATCCTGGAGTTGTCAAGGACGTTTCTTCAAGATAAATTTGTTCTGTGCTTTTGTCAACGATTTTAGGATTAAAAACTGCGATCACAGGATTTGATTTGATGACGAAAACATTGAACGGAATACCAACCTGAGGCGCTGACAACCCCATACCATTGCCATTTAGCATTGTTTCTGTCAGATCAATTGCGAGTTTTACAGGGTCAATCGGTTTCCAATCAATTTGATTAATCGGAGGATTGGCAACGTCAAATTTGATCGTTGCCCCTTCTTTCAACCTAGGATCACTTTCTTGCAGAAGATTTAGAATCATCATATGCCTCAATAACAAAGTTTCTCAATTCAATATTCTGTGCGTATATTTCCGCTTCTTCATGCGATCTGAAAGTCAACGCCTTTTTGTTGTTGTGATATTCACTGAGAAATTGCATCCAAGATCCATCACCTAGTTTTATTCCGTATTCCATGGGTTACTCCTTACGCTGCCATTTTAGAGAAGTTTTTATGTTTTTCGAACTTAACGACTTTCTCAAACTTGTCATACAACTGATCAGTTTTGTGACTGATGATGAACGTATTAGTGTCTGCAGTTAGTGATTGCAGGATCTTGAAAAATTCATCGGTCCCATTACTGTCAAGTGAACTGTCAAACACTTCATCCATAATGAGCAGATTCGTGTTGATCGAATTGCGAAGTTTAGAGATTGCTCTCCAAGTAAATAGAATCGCAAGGTTGATACGCATCTTTTCACCTTCTGAGAACGATGCATAACTGAACTCGTCACGGAATCTAGATTTGATTGTTTCGTCAAATTGTTCATTCAATTCGAAGTTAACAAAGAAATCCATCGAAGTCAAATACTTATTAATGAACTTATTGATGATCGGAATATATTGTTTGATTATCTTTGCTTTGATGCCGCCATCTTTTAGAATTGATGCAGCAGTCGCTAATACAACCTTTTCATCATGCAGTTCATTGAAGTTGATTTCAATGTCTTTCAAATCTTTTTTGATTTGTTCGATGTCTTGGACGTTTTGTGATGTTTGAGATTTCTCTTGAATTGATTTGATTTCTTTCGTCCATTCACGGATATTATCATTCCAACCAGAGATCTTAGTATTTAGTTGCGAAAGTTTCAAATTCAAGTCATGAAGATCATTATTTATCTTACTGTATTCTTCTAATTTGTTCAGGACTTTTAAACGTTCTTCTTCTAGTTTGTTCAACCCATTTTCAACTTCGGTGATTTGTGTGCTTTTGGTTTTGATCGTTTCAGTTTTAAAGTCATGATCAATACCTTGCTTGCATGTGGGGCAATTATCATTGTCATGGAAGAAGTTGATAGTTTTTGACGCATTGTCAATCTTTGATTTGAGTTGCGTTTTCAGTTGATCTAGTTTTTGCAACCTTGCTTTCATTGTGTGTTGATCAGACAATTTTTCTTTCAATGCATCGCTTGCGGAGATTATTTCATCAATCTCTACATTTGCATCGTCAATTAATTTGCCAGTAGAATCAATCTTGCTTTGCTTTTCTTCAATCAGCAGAACATTATTCGTCTGCACACTTTCAAGATGTTTCTGAAAGAAATCAAGTTTTGCTTTAAGAATCTTTTTGTCGCTTTCACAATCCTTGATTGCGGTCGAATTGGTCAATACCTTTTCCTTTAACAACAAATTCATAGATGTGAAAATTTGAAGGTCTAGGAGATCCTCAATTATTTCTCTACGTGATTGTGCAGGCAACTGCATGAACGGAACAAATGACGCCGAACCAAGAACAACCACTTGACAGAATGACTTGTGGTTGATTTTCAGAATTTGTTTTTCTAGAACTTCTTGATAGTCGCGTGCTGCAGCGTCTTGATTGAGCAGTTTACCATCACGATACAATTCAAAGATGTTAGGTTTGATGCCGCGAACAACTTTGTAGTTGTTTTGATTGATTTGAAATTCAATCTCGACAACCAAATCCTTCTTCGTGATGCTGTTCAACAGTTGAGGTTTATTGACCTTCCGAAAAGGTTTATTGAACAAACCGAAAGACAGAGCATCAAGAATAGTTGATTTACCTGCGCCGTTTTCACCGACAATAAGAGTTGTTTTGTTTTCTAGAAGGTCTAGTTCAGTAAAGATGTTACCTGTTGATAACAGATTCTTCCATCGTATTTTTTTGAATAAAATCATAGAATAGCGATTGCCTCTTGATATAGTTCAACGATTGTCTTTTCAAGTTTTTCTTTCTTGGTTCCCTCTAAATTGAGTTGACCAATGTAGTTTTTGAAAATAGAAATCGTATCTTCTGCTTCACTAACAACGTCATCATTCTCCAAATCTAATTGCAAGTTATCTTCAATTACCTGCATGTCCATCGGAGCATTGTTTTCAATTTTGTCGATGAACAAGTCAAACCAATATGGGTTTGTTTTGTTCTTCACAATGATTTTGACGATTTTACCCTTTACATCGTGATTATGTAGTATTACTTCGTCAATGTTTTTGTTTATATCGTCATACCATATCTTCAAAAACATTTTGAAAGGATTTTGAATGAACTCTAGTTCACGGGTTTCAGTGTCGAATACATGGAACCCTCTAGGGTCGTCATAATCTGTCCATGTAAACTCTGCAAACGCACCGAGGTAATGGATGTTTTTGTTATCAGATTTGTGATGATAATGACCACTGCAAACAACGTCAAACTTATCGAACAGTTCATGCCCATGACCATGGTCGGACATATGACCTTTATACATTTCGAAACCTGTAAGTTCGAGGTGACCAAAGCATATCTGTGCATTGGTTGCTTCAATCATTTCGATTGTTTGCTTAGAGTTATCGTCACAAATCCACGGAACATACAGCACCTCAACACCATCAAAATCTCTCACATGGGAATTACTGTAAACGTTGATGTTGTTATACTTACCCATGACGATTTCACGCAAGGCGTTTAGTTCATTCGTGTTTTTATAGTAAGTGTCATGATTCCCGATGATAATGTCCAACTGAAATTCGTTGTTGACAGGCTCTAGGAAATCTTTACGCAACCTATGGGCGGTCATATAGTTGATGAACTTACGACGATCAACCAAGTCACCCAAATGCACAATTTGTTTAATATTTCTTTTTCTGAGTTCCGGAAGGAAGAACTCGTCAACAGATCGCTTGAAATAATCGTGGAACGCCACAACGTCCCCACGGATACCCCAGTGAGTGTCTGTTATTAAAGCAATTTTCATTGAAACTCCTATACCTAGTTTGACACATCATAACATGTTATTCTGTTTCGTCAACCGGGTTCATGAACTTCTCTACACCTTGCTTCGCTGCTGCTGCCGTTTTCTTTTTCTCTAAACTAGATTCGAATGAACGCACGAACTCGCTAGTGATTTCGTTATCAAAGAAGTTACTGTTCATACCCCCACCATCATTATCATGTGCTAGTGAATCTTGCAACTCACTGAATACAAAACTATTTTGCATGTTTTTGATCTTGATGTATTGTTGTTTCTTTTCTTTTTGAATACGTCGAATGAACGCAAAATGTATGATTTGAGTAAAGTATGCAAACGGATTAGAAGATTTCGCAGGATCGAAGTTGTCAATATACATGATGCAATTTTCAATCCCATCAGAAATCATTTCTTCTCTATAGGAGTAGTTTGAGAAGTTCGGTTTGTGTGAAACACGTTGAGCAATCAACATCAAACATTGACCGATGAAGTTTGTAATCTGAGGTTTCTGGGTGCCGTTTTCTTTTGACGCCAAAACCTTTTCACGATACTTGATCATTTCTTCGAGCAACAGTTTGTTATTGACATAATGATTTCTGACACGTTTTTTGGTTGACATGATGTAGGGCTCCTGTATAATCACTATGTGGTTAATGAAATGATGAATTAGAACTCTTAGGTGCTCTGATTCTAACTAATTTAGTTTTAGATTCTTTATTAAATAGCACTTCTTCCATCGCTTCAGTCACTTTTTTCATCTCTTTCAGTTGAGCAGGATAGATATACTTTTTGTTGTATGTTTTAGAAATGCGATAATAATTCTCGTATTCTTCCGAAACAGGTGTTACAAACAGCACATGCAAAGCGGGAAGAAGAATTTCTTCCCTAACTCCGTAAGGTGCGTATTGATTTAATACCATGACGGCGTTTCCCGTGTTCGGGTTTGTTCTTTCCTCGATAACCATCGGGTCATAAAACCGATGACCTGAGTCACCCATTTCACCGTCATAATATCCTAGAATATCTTCACCGTTAACAAGTTTTGCGTGATACACTCTGAGTTTCATTTTAACTCCACATAATAAATTTTGTAGTTGAATTTTTCGTCATTGTATATTTTAATACGTTCTACGAAGTGACCTATTGTGTGATTTTTATATGATTTCCATGTCAAGTCATCTGCAATGTCAAACAACGTCGCCATGTCTTTGCCTTCTGATTTCCTTAAACCACGACCGATACTTTGTAGGTTGCGGATTCTAGATTTAGAAGGACTCGCAAAGATTATGTTTTCGATGTTCGGTATATTAATACCCGTAGAGAATGTTCCGTAAGATGCGATGATTAAACTTGAATCTGAATTGATAACTTCTTTTCTGATTCTATCACGTTCTTCACCATCAACACCGCCATGCACAAAATATACGGGTTTATCCGATGTCTTTAACATATCATACAACACTTTTCCATGTTTGTCAACATATTGGAACAAAAGTAATGTGTGTCCATCAAGAGACAACGCAAGATTTCGTATGAACTTGTTTCTCGCTTCTTTGGTTACGAGATAATCCATTTCTTCTTGATATGTCTTACCTTTCATAAGTTTACGAACTTCATCAGAATATTTCAAAACTAATGCTTTGATTCTCAATTCACTGACATGTTTTTGTTCCATTAATTCTGAAGTCGTGATGACATTACGCACCGGACCGAACAAACCTTCAAGCACAAGTTTGTGTGTTTCTGTTCCATCCAGCGTTCCCGTGAACCCGAAACGATATTTGCATGTCTCGAGTTTAGTCATAATGTCTGTTAATGATTTTGCTTTGAAGGTATGTGCTTCATCTCCAAATACAACGTCGAAGTTTTCAAACCATTTCTTCGGAAGTTTGTAAATAGACTGCCAAGTAGTGATAACGACCTGCTGTCCCGTGTCTTTCTCTTGACCTGAAAAGATTTTATGCACATATGAATCTGTGTCATACCCATATGACGCAAAGTCGCTAGTCATTTGATGCACAAGTGTAGTTGTAGGAACTACGATCAGTGTTCTTCTATTGTAGTATCGCATCAAACAATAAATGATGAACGACTTACCTGATGCAGTCGGCGACACCATGAGTGCTCTGTTATCTCTAATACAATGAGCAACCGCAGACACTTGATAATCACGAATTTCAATGTGACTTGGTGCCTCTAACGATTCTATAAATTCTTTCGACTCAATTAACGAAAACGCATTTGCAGTATAATCATCACAAATTTCTAAATCATATTCTCTTTCTTTACAAAATTTTATGATGTGATTGATGACACCTGCATATACTAGTTTGGTTATAGGATTGAACAAACGAATTTTGCCGTCCCACATTTTATTTTTGTAGGCAGGCATGAATTTGTATCCTGGGACGAAAAATGTAAAATACTCTGATAGTTCATATGCAACATCAGCTTCACAATCAATTTTCATATAAACGTCATTGTATTTTAATATTTTCATCATGCACCCATTTTGAATTTCTCCCAGTCGATTGCAGCACGAATGTTGTATCCACGATTGAGGAGTGTCTTTATTATTGATTCTAAGAAATCTATCTTTTCTGATTGTATGCCAATTTTAAGTGAAATGTCGATAATGTCTCTGTCAGCGTCCATATAATTGCCGACTTCGGATTTGATCACTTTACCGATGGGCGGCATAACCCATCCGCGATCCATGCTTTCTTTTGATGGACCTTGAGTGTAAAATTCGTGTTTTTCGAGTTTTAGAATTTTGAGGTCTGCTTCAAGTTGCCTTCTAGTGATGCGTTCTTGTGTTAGCATTCTATAATACTTATGATGCAGTTTTGCAACCTTTAGAGATTCGTCACCTAATTCGGTTTTGTCGAACTCAGAATCTTTTTCCCATTCTTCAAAAATACGTTCTAACTTCATCTATAACTCCTAGTGTTGAGAAGTTATTATAACATAACTATTTGAAATTACAAGGCAGAAATTTTATATTGCGTGTATCTGAACGTTGCAGTTGCTTCAATATAGTTCACAGTTTCGTCAGTGGTATTGAACACAACGTCTGATAATGAAATAGGGAATATATCTTCAAACACGCATTCAATGTTCGGTGATTTGCCATTACTAGTTATGATAAAAGTTGCACTAGTTTTCAACCCGCCGCCGAGAAATTGATCCTCATTTTGTATTGCTCTGTATTCAGAAAAATCTTCTGGAAAACCCAACCCACGCAACCAATTGTGAATCTCGAGATAATTTTTCATATCTTCATCAATTCTGAAAGTCAGTTGAAATTCATTATACTGTAGATGTTCACCTGAATATGGAATAGAAACCATCGGGTTTGCTGCCATAGGAGTTCCACCCATTGCCAACCCAGGTATAGTCGCTTTTTGAACAAAGAAGTTCACATTAGGCAATTTCTGTATATAGAACTTGAAACCTAACGGTGATAAGAAGTTTTTATTCGTAGGGGTGTAATCTAAAACACTCATGATGATATCTCCTTTGACAATATTTATGAACGAAAAAAGCGAGGGATTTCTCCCTCGCCTAGTAAGTTCGGTATTCCCGAATCTTTTTATTACATTAGGTTGTTGACGATCAAACGACGGTAGTAGACGTTTGTATTGAAAGTCAATGCGCCTGAACCAACGTTAGCACCTTGTGCAAATGGGTTTGCAACCATGCCATAACGTGTCTTGAAGCCGATCTTTGGCTGGAAGCTTGCAGGATCGACTGCACGAACCATTTGTAGCGGAACGTATGGGCAGTAGAAGAGACCAGCGTCGAATGCGCTAGAACCCTTGTAGCCTACTGTTGCATAGTTACCACCGATTGCATATGGGTCGATGTAAACACGTAGACGACCGTTTAGAACACCTGCGAAGGTTGCTCCAGTATCGTCAACTTGTAGGTTGTTGCTGTTTAGAGCTGGTGTGTAATCCAACACGCCTGCCATCTGAAGTGCTGATGCAACGTCAGAAGAGCAGAGTAGGATGTTACCCTTACCACGACGAGTTTGCTTAGCGATCTGGTTCGCTTCACGCTCTAGTTGGAACATCAAGCCCTTGAACTTTTCAACTGACCAACGACCATTTGAGTCGGTGTCAAGGTCGAAGATACCAGCTGCTGTGGTATTGTCTTGTGCGCCTGCAACTGCGGTTAGGTTGATTGTGCGAACTACTTCACGGTTGATTTCTGCAAGAATTTCAGCAGAAAGAATGTTAGATAGTTCTGACTCTGCGTCAAGACCATGAACTGCCTTCAAGTCTTGTGCGAGTTCCATGGTGTATTCTGCTTTCAATGCACGGCTCTTTGCAGTGACAGTGACCTTCTCGATTGAGAATGCCATTTCTGCGAAAGCAGCATTAGAATCAGTACCAAGTGCTTCTGCTTGTGCAGTTGACATACCAGCACCGTAGTTGTAGGTGTTGACAGCAGAAAGTGCAGTGGTGTTAGAATCGCCAGGGAACTGACCTACGTGCTTGTTACCGATGGTGTTTGCACCAGAAGCAACAGTAGAGAACGCAGTGTTAACTTCGTTGTAGAAGGTTTCAGTGTGGGTCTGGTTTGCATAACGTGAACGCATAGCGAAGATAAGTCCAGTAGGACCAGTCATTGGCTGAACGCCGCAGATGTCGTATGCGATTAGGTTAGGCATCGCACGACGAACCAATGAGATAAGCACTGGGTCGAAAGTGTCGATTGCGCCGGTAGATGCATCAGAAGATGAACCGCCCATTGCGTTTACAGGAATGCCTGCTTCGTTTAGTTGCTGGTTGTAGCCTGCAGTAACGCGAAGTTCACGCTCAGTGTTTTCTAGAAGTTGAGCGGTAACTGCTCTACGGTGAGCGTCTTTGATAGGTGTGAGTTCTGTGTGTTCAAGCACAGGTGCCCACTTCTTTGAGATTTCCTCAGCTAACATATTCATGTTGTTTTAACTCCCTTTCGGTTTTCTTGATAGTTTTATTTATATCAAATTATTTCTTAAGCGTTCTTGAAATAGCTGATACGTATTTACCCATCTCGCCAGTTACAGCAGGTGCTGCAGATGAGCTGTCACTTTCAAATTCTTCGGTTAGAATGTTTGAAGTAGCGACTGGTTTACCAGAGAAATAGTTCTCTTTGATAGTTTCTAGTTTGCCCTTGTATGAATCTAGGTCGCCATTGAATTCTAGGCTCTCTGCGATTACACGGAACTTTTCAACTTGAGTCAATGTTAGACCTTCAGAAACTTCTGCAAAGGTGTCCTTCAATGAATATGAGTTGATGGTATTCTTGAGTTCAATCTTTTCATTGATCTCATTGTTTAGTTGTGATTTGAGTTCTTCGACTTCTGACGCCAATGATTCTAGAACGTCGATCTTGTCAGAAGGAACATCAATGTAGTGCTCAGCGAATAGGTTCTTTAGGCCTTCGATGAATTCTTCGGTCAATTCGTTCTTCAATGAAGATTCAATTGCAACTTCGTTTTCTGCAATCCACTCTTCAGCAACGAATGACAAATACTGATCGACTTGTTCAGTCAATGCCGCTTTGACATCTGCAACTTCTTCATCAAGTGCTACTGCGTAATCTTCTTCGATTTGTGCAACTTTGATTGCGATTGCTGCTTCAAACAATGCAGATGCTTTTTCTAGTTGCTCTTCGGTCAATGAGTCTCCGAAAATACCTGCGAGATCTTCTTTCACTGCAGAACCTTTCATTGCTACAGATGCCTTGTTTTGCGCTGACATGTCGCCAGTTGGCTTAACGTTATTTTCAGGATCGGTTTCTTCGACACCGGTTCCTGCGGGATTTTGTGACTTAGGCATAGAATCGCCTTGCTTCTTTGAATTGCCTGGTGCCTGTGCAACAGAACCAGTAGGATCAGCTGTCATTGACTGGCCAGTAGCTCCACCACCAGAAACAACCTTTTCAATAAGGTCTTTTTCTTGCTTGCTTAGCATTATAATGCTCCTTTTGATTTGACGTTTTAGTTATTTATAAAATTGATTGATTAGAGATTATTTCTGCACCAAACGGTCCAAGAATGCCTCAAAAATTTCAAGTTTTCTATCACCAGTCAATGTTCTTGATGAAGAAGCCTCATTGATTTCACGCTGCGTGTGTGCAGCGATTTGCTGTGCTTTCAGGATGCCATTATCCCAAACCCAATCGACACCTTCCATGATGCCTTGGACGAAAGCGTCGGGTGCAGAAGGATCTGCAACAATATCAGCTGCCGTTGCAAGGAAGAAGTCAGATTGCACTTCTTTGATGCCGTTGCTCTCTTTGATGCTTCCCATGCCTCTAGATGATACACCTAGAGAACCGCCAGATTCGATAATACCACGAGCAATGTTGCCCATAGGAGTGTCGAGGATCTGTGCTTTTCCGTAAATATTTCCGGTTTTGTCAATTTGACGCAATTCAACTATTCTGTGTGAAACGCGATCAAGG